GTGCTGTGGTTTACCGTTGCACAGATATGGAGTCTCCCTTATGGGCAGGAAATCCTCGGCACGATAACAGCCATCGATTGCTTCCTTGGGGCGATTCTCGGCATTAGCACGATGGCATACAACAAGAGGATAGGAGGAGCAGAAGATGGCAACCTACACAAGTAATTATGGGTGGACGAAACCGAGCGGAAACGACAACGTGGACATCAGCGTTCTGAACAATAACCTTGACGATCAGGACAGCACCATCCATGATGCCTTCCTGAACATGGCACCGCCCTTTTCAGAGTCTTCTACCTATGCCGTGGATGATATCGTGCTTTATGGCAGAGGACTGTACAAGTGTCACACAGCCGTGGTCACTCCCGGCTCATGGACAGGAAGCACCAACTGGCAGGTGCATAAGCTGTCCGAAGGTGGTGGTGGCACTACTGATTATGATGACCTTGATAACCATCCGAGCATCAACGATGTTGAGCTTTCCGGCAACAAGACAGGCGCACAGCTTGGGTTGCAGAATGCTCTGACATTTGACAACGTACCCACAGCCAACAGCAACAATCCCGTGAAGAGTGGTGGAGTGTATTCAGCAGATGAAGCGATAAGGCAATGGACAACAGCCGAGGCAAAGAGCGTTAGTGGCAATCCCATCACGCTGACAGACGGAAGTGCAAGGAAAGCAGAGGGACTTGTGGTTACGCTTGAGCCTAAGCAGAGCGGAAGCGGTACACCGTCACCCACGAACGTTAGACCCATCACAGGACTAACGGAGTGCGTGGTGGATGTAAAGGATGAGGACGAAACCACACAGGACACCGCCACAATCACCTTCGGTCAGACCGTGTACGGTGGAAGCGTGGACTTTAAGACGGGGAAGGTTACGGTGACGCATAAGTGTGTAAACCTGGGGGATTATGCTTGGAATAAGCTGAACGACAATTTTTATACAAACGTGATAGATGATTTTAGCTTAGATAATAATACCCCTATACATTACAACAGGACATATATATCATCACAATATGCACCACAATACGGAAGCTCTGATATAAATGTGGATGGGTGCATTTATCTTTTTGAAAATGATAATTATGCTACAAATAAATACCGTGTATTTATAAGAGATTTAAGCAAGGCATCACTTACAGCTGTACAATTCAAGACCGCAATGGATGGTGTACAGCTTTGCTACGAGCTTGCTACTCCCACAGAGCTTACCCTAACCCCTGCCGAGCTTGAGCTTCTCAAGGGATACAACTACATCAGCACTAACGGCACTACCATCGCACTTGACTACCTGCCTAATAGTCTGCTTGCAGAGGCGGAGAACTATGTGGATGCGAAGATACCACCTGTACCGTCATCTGATGGCACATATGTGCTTACATGTACTGTTGCAAGCGGAACACCTGCATATTCTTGGGAGAGTGCAACATGACAATAATCGCAATCATCCTCGCTCTGGCTGTCACATTGGTGGCAGCGGAGCTGATGGAGTGGTAAGGAGGGCAATTATGAACAAAAAATTTGGTATTGATATTTCAAAGTGGCAGAAAGGCATTAATCTTGAGCAGGTTAAGAAAGAAGGAGTAGAATTTGCCATATTAAAAATAGGCGGTTCTGATGCCGGCAGATATTCCGATAAGCAGTTTGAAACCTATTACAAGAAGTGTAAAGCTCTTGGAATACCGATTGGATGCTATTATTTTGGTAGGGATCTTGATGTTGCTTCTGCTATAGCTTCGGCCGATCATATGATAAGTCTTATGAAAGGTCATCAGTTTGAGTATCCTGTATATTATGATGTAGAGGGTGCTATGGTAACAAAAACAAGCAAAGAAAACCTTACCAAGATTGTAAAAACTTTCTGTGAACGTGTTGAGGCTGCTGGATATTGGGTTGGCATCTACGCTTCGCTTTCTGTATTTAATTCAGAGATGGATAGCAATGCTCTTTCGCATTTTTGTAAGTGGGTAGCTGCTTATCGCAAAACTAAACCAGCAAATTATGATATGTGGCAGTATGGCGGCGAAATAAATTTCATTCGCTCAAATAAAATAGCAGGTAAGGTTGTAGACCAGGACTACTGTTATGTGGATTATCCGAGTCAGATTAAAGAAAAAGGCTTGAATGGCTGGAACAATACACCGAAGCAGGTTATAAAGATACAGATAGCCAAGCCTATCATCCGGGCCGGTTCCACGGGAGCAAATGCAAAACTTTTGCAGATCAACCTCAATACACTTGGGGCAAAGCTCAAAGAAGATGGCATCTTCGGCAAGCTGTCAACGGCAGCTTTGGTCAGATGGCAACACGCAAATGGACTCTGCCCCGATGGAATATACGGAAAAAAGAGCGAAGCAAAGATGAAAGAGCTTTTATCATAAAACCAAAACAAGACATGAATGGGCGATATTTGGCAAAAATCTGCGAAAATCGGCATTTAAGAACCAAAAATGGATGCAAGAAAGAGGGACTGCTTCGGCAGTTCCTTTTTTTATTGCAAAAAATTTTTTGAAAAAAACATTAAATAAGTGTTGACATATGTGTACACCTATGATACTATAATATCAACAGGAACAGAACACCACCACAAAGGAGGACAACAAAATGAGAAAGGAAATCAGAACAATTCACACTTCAGATACTGATACCGATGTCGAGATCGAAATCATGACAAGAGCAAAAGATGTACTTGACTGGATGGACGAATACCTCGAAAACTTTGAAGAAGATTGGTTTGATCCTACAGATGACAGCTTCGAGATCCTCTACAAAGATGGAACAACAGATTCGGTGGACAGCTGGTATGACGGACATAAGATTCGCAGACAGGGCATCAAGTCAATAGTTTACAACAATCCCTGCACATACATCGTATATGGCGACTATGAAGTAAATGAATATGGAATAGTACATACAAGATAAGGGGGCAAAAGCCCCCAGAAAGGGAAAGGAGAAGAACATGAGGAAGCAGATTAACGCACTGACAGACAAGAGAGATGGCGAGGCACTGGCAGCAGCAGTGACCAGCATAAGAGCAGAGCAGGAAGCCAGAAAAGAGCAGAGAGAGGCTGAATGGCTTGCAAAGATGGAAGCTGACGAAAACATGATTCAGATAGATGGCAAATGGTTCGACAAGCGTTATCTCAAGCGAGAAACACCGCAGGAGCGATATGACAGAAATAACACCGTCAGAGTCGCCCTGAAGCTCAACAACAAGACGGATGCGGACATATTAAAGAGGCTGACGGAAGTCGGCAACAAGCAGGGATACATCAAGGAGCTGATAAGGAAGGACATCAGCCGATAAGTAAAAGAGCCATCCATTCCGGGTGGCTCTTTCAGTGAAAGGATTTTTGTTCTATGGAATATGAAACAAAAAGACAACACTTGAATTATAGCACAATTCGCAAATTGTAGCCACGAATAAAATCAAGGCTAAAATTTGCGAAAAAGAAAAGCATCACCCAAAAGTCCAGTAAATATCTACATTTTCATCGTCTATCACTATCTTGTGAATCAATGCCCGGACTAATATCCGCACCTGCTCCGTGTCGCCCTGTTCTAAAGCATCCGCAAAGGTCTCCACAAGGGCGGTGGCGTTCTTCTTGGTGGGTTCAGCCTGTATCCGCTCAAGCTCTGCTGCCAAACGCTCTTTCTGGTCATTGAGCGGTCTGATTTTAGCCTCAAGCTCATCCATTTCGAACAGTCCGGCTCCGTACAAGTCCATCAGCCTCGACTTCTGCCTGTCGGTCTTCTCTATTTCAGCCATAATATGGTCTCTTCGGTCATCCTGTTCGCTCTGATCAGGGACATTCAGAGGCTCATTCTGGAGCTTCTTGATCTCGCCAAGGACAAGCTCCTCAAGCTCTTCCTTCTTCCAGTTCTTATTCTTGCAATTCGGATCTTTAACCATGTGCGGAGAGATCTTCCTCCGGGAGTGGCAGCAGTAATATTGATATCGGCTGTTATGCCCTCCGTTTCGGCTTATTCCGTACCTTGCACCGCATCGACCGCAGAACAACAGCCCTCCGAGCATAGACCGCCCGATATGAGGCGATTTGAGGGTGTCTTTGCCCTCATATACGCTCATGGTGCGCTGAAAACATTCCTCCGAGATGATAGGCTCATGCTCGCCCTTGAAGACCTCGCCCTTGTAGGTGACATATCCGGCATACAAGGGGTTCTTGATTAGCCTGGCAATCCTGTAGACCTCCCAAGAACCGTACTTGTGCGTATATCCACGCTCATTGAATATCTTTGCGATGCTTCGGAAGGACTCACCCTGCTGATATAGCCTGTGAAGCTCCCTTATTTGCGCTGCCTCGGTCTCATTGACCGTGAGAGAGCCGTTAGCGTAGTCATATCCTATGGGAACATATCCTCCGCCTCTGTACTTGCCCTCTTTTGCACGACCTGCACGACCGAGGGAGCATCTCTCCTTTATTTGCTCACGCTCTAACTGTGCGAAGACCGACAGGATACCGATAGTCGCCTTCCCAAAGGGTGTGGACGTGTCGAAATTCTCCGTCATGCTCACGAAGTCCACGCCATTGTCAAGAAAGCCCTCAATTATGGTCAGAGTGTCTCGCTGTGACCTCGAAAGCCTGTCGAGCTTATAAACTACCACTGCGTCAATAAGATGGCTCTGTGCGGCTTCTATGAGGTCTGTAAGGGCAGGGCGGTTCATGTTGCCGCCTGAGTACCCTGCATCCGTGTATATCTTGACGATTCGCCAGTCCATAGCCTTGCAGTAGGCGGTCAGTCGCTCTATCTGTTCATCAATGGAGTAGCCTTGTTCGGCTTGGGTATCCGTTGACACCCTAACGTAGCAGGCGACACGCTCGATTAGTTTGTTTTTCATGATTCTTCTCCATACATATAATCCATCGTTTTGTTGTAATGCCTTGCCAGCTTGTAGAGAGTTACCACATCAGGGAGGGAAAGTCCCTGCTCCCAAGATGCGACAGCATTGGGACTCTTTCCGACAATGCTCCCAACATCGCTCTGGGTGAGTCCGCTCTCTGTTCTTAATTCGATTAAAATGCGTCTGATTTTGTCTCTCATCTCCTTATTATCTGCCTTCATGCGCTTCACCTCCTTCTGATGTCATTATATAACATTTATTTGCCAACTACTAAAAAATAATATTAAAAAACATAATTTTGTATTGACACCCTTAAATTTTAGTAGTAGTATTGCGAACGTGAGCTACTAAATTTTAGGAGTATCACACCGACAACTACTAAATTTTAGGAGATAAAGAAAGGAGGAAAAAATGGTAGGTCTAAAAATCAAGGAGTATCTGGAAGAGAACGGCATCAAACAGTCGTTCGTGGCGGAAAAGGTTGGCATTGCTCCGGCTCAGATGTCGGAAATCTGCAACAAGCAGAACAAAAACATCAACTGTGTTCTGTACTACAAAATCTGCAAAGTGCTGAATGTTCCACTTGAGCTGTTTTTGGAGGGTGAGGAATGATTCGACACATCTTGAAAGACGGAACGGTGGCAGCAGACATCACCGGGCATCTGGTGAAGAGGAAGGATTGCCCGGAAGCCTACGCAGCAATGGAAAGGATGACAACAAATGACAACAGCAGAAAGACGGCTACAAGAAAAGAAGCTGATGGACAGGTACAAGGCAAGAGCAAAGCGTGCCAAGTCTGACAACATGAAGAAAATGCTCAACTTCTGGGCGGACTACCACGAGGACATGATGGACGACCTGGGTGAGCTGATAGAGCTGAGAGCAAAGGCGGTGAGCGGATGAAGAAGATCATGGCAGCAGTCGCAATCGCTTTGATGCTCACGCCCCTCACCGTATCGGCAGAGGACGAGATCGAGGGCGCACTGCCACTCATCCGCACCACTGTCTACTACGCACACGAGGGAGCGAAGACAGCCACAGGGAAGGAGGCAAGGTACGGAATAATCGCATACAAACCCGAATACTATGGGAAGACCTGCATTCTTTACACGCAGGACATGGAATACATCGGGGTGTTTGAATGTGAGGACACAGGCGGTCACAGGGTCAAGACCGGGAAGGTATTGGATGTATACACAGGTACAACGCTGGAGAGCTGTTACGAATGGGTGGAGCAGAACGGCACTCACTGCTATGTGCAGTGGGTAGAAAGCGAGGGATAACGATGTTAGACGAGCAAAAGATACTTGATGCAATTAAGAGCGCACTGGCTGACGGAGGAATTGAGACTGTCAAGGAAACGTGCAATGAGCAGGAAGGATGCGAAGAGTGCCGATTTCACCAGAATGGCAACCATAAGCTCTGCATTTTTAACGTCTGCCCGATGGAGTGGGAAGAATGAAATACGAAAAACCATATGTTGTCAGCCGAGATAAAAGCGGAGCATGGTACTGCCACATGAGAGGATATCCGTATGTACCAGTCTTCGGCAGCATTGGCGACAAGAAAAAAGCAGATAGCGTATGCAAAACGATGAATGAAAGCGTAGGGAAAGCGAGGGGTGAAAATGTTCAAGATTGATGTTGGATGGTGGCTGTTAATCATCGGAATGCTTGACCTGTGGGCGGTCTCCATGCTCGTGGATGCCGGGAAAGCGATCAAGCTCTGCGTGAAGGGCAAGGACTGGAGAATGCCAGCTTATGAGCTGTGCGGAAAGGTTTTCCTAACGCTCTTCGCTGTGGTAGCAGGATTTTTCATGATAACGAGGTGAGAGAGCATGGCACAGATGGGAAAGAGCTTATTGGATTGGAAAGACAAGGAATGGGTGTACGAACAGTGGTGCAACGGATACACGCAGGCAGAGATTGCAGATGCTATCGGATGCAACCCCAAGACGATACAACGATTCCTTTGCAAGAAGCAAAAAATCAAGAAACCATTAGTTTACGAGAGAAAGGAGAAAACAAAATGACTATTTATGAAATCGAAGCGGAAATCATGGAATGCATAGACCAGGAGACAGGAGAGGTCATCGACATTGACCGCCTGAACGCTCTGGAGATGGAGCGAGACAAGAAAATCAGCAACGTGGCGTGTTGGATAAAGGACTTGAAAGCCGAGGCAGAGGCTATCAAGGCAGAGAAACAGGCACTCGACAAGAGACAGAAGGCAGCAGAGAACAAGGCAGAATCACTCAAGACATGGCTTCAGAGCATCCTTCAGGGCGAAAAGTTCAAGGATTCAAGATGCTCTATCAGCTACAGAAAGAGCGAGCGTGTCGATTTTTCTGACAGCTTCGACCTCAACGCTCTGCCGGATTACATGAAAAAAGTCACGATCGAGCCGAGGAAAACCGAAATCAAGGACTACCTGAAGACCGGGGCGACCATTGAGGGCGTGGAGTTAGTGGAGTCAAGCAATATTCAGATCAGATAAGAAAGGAGGAAAACATATGGCACGAGTCATCGGAATAATGGGCGAGTCAGGGAGCGGAAAAACCACATCCATGCGGAATCTCGACCCGAAGACAACCTTCTACATCGACTGTGATAAGAAAGGACTGTCATGGAAGGGATGGCGCAATCAGTACAACGAAAAGGCGAAAAACTACTTTCGCACGAACATGGTCGGAACGGTGGCGACTCTTCTCGACAAGATCAACAAGCAGGACAACATGAAGCATATCAAGGTAGTGGTCATCGACACGCTGAACGGCTTAATGGTGGCTGATGAGATGCGCAGGAGCAAGGAGAAAGGCTTCGACAAATGGGTGGATTTGGCACAGTGCATTTGGGATTTGGTCGATAACTCGCTGGAGATGCGTGAAAACTTGACGATTATCTTCGTCTGCCATAGCCAGACACAGAAAGAGGATGACGGATACACATTCACAAGGATCAAGACATCCGGCAAGAAGCTCGACAAGCTCAGTATCGAGAGCAAGCTCACAACAGTTTTGCACGCAGTCTGTGAGGGTGGTGAGTACAAATTCTGGGTACACGCCAACAACAGCACCGCAAAGACTCCCCTCGGAGCTTTCGAGGATGATGAGGTCGAGAACGACATCGTTAAAGTATTGGAAGTATTAAAAGATTATTAAGCATAAGGAGGACAAAACAATGCAGAAACCTAACAGTTATGACGAAGTGAAGGCAGGTGGAGAGTTTACACCTATCAATTTAGGCGGTCACCACATGGTGATCAAGAATGTAGAGGAGACCACCAGCAAGGCAGGAAAACCGATGCTCAAGGTCAGCTTCGACTTTGCGAAGAATGACAGCCAGCCGGAGTACATGATGAACGAGTACAAGAACGACATTCGCCCGGACAAGAAATGGCCGCACTCTGGCACACAGTACATTCTGACCGAGGACAAGGAAGGCAAATGCTCAAGGAGCTTCAAGAGCTTCATCACAGCCTTTGAAGCATCCAACAAGTGCGAGGCTATATGGGGCGAGAAGTTCGCTGCACAGTTTAAAAACAAGAAGATCGGAGGCGTTTTCGGCAAGGTAGAGAACGAATACAACGGCAAGGTTACAATGCGTCATGAGCTTCGGTGGTTCTGTGCAGACGACAAGGTAGATGGTGCCGACATTCCTGCGGACAAGCTCCTGCCTGTTAACAATGGAGCGACAAGCAGCGCAATGATACCTGATGACATCGTAAACAATGGCAACGAAGCAGACGAAGTGATTCCGTTTTGAGGTGACCGATGCAGATACAAATCGATTCAAGAGAACATAAGAGCGAGCTTTCTCGAATAAAGAAGCAGTTTGACCATCTGGGAGTCGATTATTTCATCTCGAAGCTATATGTGGGAGATTACATGAGCCTTGATAATCCAAGGCTCGTAATCGACCGCAAAAAGGACTTACAGGAGCTGATCGGGAATGTCACGCAACAGCATGAACGCTTCCGGGATGAGCTTATCAGGGCGCAGGAGCACGGTATTCACATCATCATCCTCTGTGAGCATGGCGAGGACATCACCACGATGGACGACATCATATTCTGGCAGAATCCAAGGCTTGCCAAGGGCGAATGGAGAATGCAGGACGGTCACCCGGTCAAAGTGCTGAAATATCCGAAGGCGACAACAGGAGAACAGCTGTTCAAATCTCTCACCACTATCTCGGAGCGGTACGGAGTCGAGTTTAGATTCTGCGAGAAGCGGAACACAGGCGCAGAAATAGTGAGGATTTTGGGAGGTGAAGGGAATGGCTAAGGGGAAAATTGGCTGGATAAAGCTCCAGCGAGACATCGTAGACAGTCCTGTGTGGCAGACAGATGAGCCATTTGGGATCCGAGATGCATACATCGACCTCATACTGATGGCAAATTATGAAGATAAGCAGTTCGTCCCCCGGTACAGCCGGAAGGCAATCACCATCCGAAGAGGTCAAGTGTTCACCAGCTTGGAACACTTGGCGGTACGGTGGAAGTGGGGAAAACGCAGAGTTACGACATACCTAAATCTACTCGAAGAGGTGGGGTTAATCACCAAAAACGGCACTACACATGGCACCACTATAACCCTCATGGATTATAACGAAAGTGGAAATCGAGGGTACACGGATGACACCGCAGATGACACCGCAAACGACACTGCACATGACACCGCAAACGCAACATCGGATGACGCCGACCATGACACCGCAAACGTAACACGACTAAAGAAGGATAAGAAATATAAGAACAGAAAGAAAGAAAAAGAAATAAAGAACACTGCTTCGCAGTCGGGAGTTTTTCTCTGGGAAGGGGAGCCAGAATGAGCATAAGCACAAATATAGACCAACAAAAGATAATAGATGCCCTACGGCTCCTGAAGCCTGATGGCAGACTATTCGAGATCAGGATCCTGCAAGGCAAGCAAACAATCAGCGGATACTTCACCGATGGCGAAAAGCTCCTGAAAGAATTGAACAAGGTCAGCCTCAAAGGGGCGAATGTGTTTTACACGCTCAACCAGATTGATGAGTCATGCTATAGCAGAGAACAACACGACTGTTTCCGATCGTGTAAGGTGACCACAAGCGATGCCGACATCGTAGCATACAATTGGATGCTTGTTGACCTTGATCCTGTGCGCAGGACTGGCATCAGCAGTACGGCAGCAGAATTGACTGAAGCATATTACAGAGGCTTGAAGATTGCCGAGTACCTTCGGGAGCTTGGCTTCTCTGCCCCGGTAATGGCTTGTAGTGGTAACGGTATCCATCTTCTGTATCAGGTAAACTTGGCGAACAATAAGGATAACATAAGCCTGATCGAGCGATGCCTGAAGGCCCTGGCATTCCTCTTCAGTGATGAAAAGGTAGAGGTTGATACCTCGGTATTCAATCCGGCACGCATCAGCAAACTGTATGGCACGATGGCGCAGAAAGGCTCGAGCACCAAGGAAAGACCGCACAGGATGAGTCGGATTATATCCGCACCGCCCACAGCAGAGGTGGTGAAGAAGGACATCCTTGAAAGATTGGCAGCAGAGCTACCGCAGGAGACGACCACGACACGCATCAGCAAGAAGAATGCGTTCGATGTTGAGGATTGGCTGGCACATTACGGAATCCGAGTAAAAGATATCAAAAGCTGGAAGGACACGACCAAATATGTGCTTGAGGAATGTCCGTTCGATGGAAGCCACAAGGCACCAGACAGCGCAGTGATCAAGATGCCGAGCGGAGCAATTTGCTTCAAGTGTCTGCACAACAGCTGTCGAGGACATGATTGGCGAGAGCTTCGGCTAAAGTTTGAGCCGGATGCATATGATGACAAGACCTTGGCAGATGATGAGCGAATCAATGAGGGATGGAAGCAGTACAAGGCATACAACCGTAATCGGCAGGACATAGCATACACTAACGCCCCTGCAGAGCAGGAACATCCCGAAAAGATGTTCGAGACGGCAAGGGACATCCTAAGTAAGCCAAGAGAGGAACGCATATACATCAAGACAGGCTTGGTACAGTTTGACAAGAAGGCAGGAGGATTGGCAAAGGGCGAGATCACGCTTGTGAGCGGTCTCAGAGCATCGGGAAAGTCTTCGCTCTTATCACAATGGGTGCTGAATGCCATAGATCAGGATTACACCACAGTAGTCTACTCGGGCGAGTTAAAGGACACACGCTTCATGAATTGGATGTACCAGCAGGCAGCAGGCGAGGACTGGGTGGCAGAATCGAAAAAGTATGAGGATTGTTGGTTCTGCAAGGATGAGGCCAAGGGCAAGGTGGCAGAGTGGCTTGGCGATAGGTTCTGGCTCTACAACAACGACTTCGGAAGCAACTTCAATAAGTTGGCAATAGGGCTGAACGAGATAATTAAACGACTGCAGGCAGACTTGGTGGTGCTGGACAATATGAGCATCTTGGACTTGTCGGACATCACGACAGATCGTAGGGCAGACAAATGGGATCAACAGAAACTCTTCGTGGAGACTCTCAAGAACCTGGCAATGGTCTGCAACTGCCACATCATCTTCGTGGCACATCCGAGAAAGGCAGCAGGATTTCTCCGGCTGGACGATGTTGGAGGGAGCGGTTCGCTCGGGAATCTCGTGGACAATGCCCTAATCGTTCACAGGGTTAATCGGGATTTTCTGAGAGGTTATAGGCAGGACATCCTCGGACTTCCTGCAATCAGTTCAAAGAAGAAGGACGAAGACGAAGAGAATGGATACGACTTGGGCGGTGACAACTGCATTGAGATCGTGAAGGAGCGAGAGAACGGACTGCAAGACCTATTCATTCCGCTCTGGTACGAAAAGTCCACCAGAAGGCTGAAAAACAGCCCTCTTGAGAAAATGGTATATGGCTGGGACTTTGATGGATTCATAGGCAGGCAGGCGGACGAGATACCGCCATTCTGAGGAAGGAGAACAGATGGAAGAGCTACATGGAGAAGAGTTAGACCTCGCCTTGCACGACTGCATGGCGATGATCTGGAAGGCATATAGGGAGTCATTGGCAAAAGGCGACTTTGACATCTATCAGGACAGTTTTGAAGTTTTAAGAGCCAAATACAAGGATGAAGCGGTCAACGCTTACATCACAGGCATGGGAACAGGGTTAATCAAAGCATTAAGCAGAAGAGCAAGAGAGGAGAAGGTATGAAAGCAGACCCATTGTTAGCGCAGTTTGTCAAAGAGCGTGACGAAGCTGTAAAGGCATCAATCAAGGCAAATGACCTGCGAGTGTTCAAGAGATTTTATGCAAGGTGGAAAGCTAAAGGATTTTACCAGATAGGTTTACCGAGTGATGAGGTGTTATGGGTGAGCCTATACAAGATGCTCTATCACACAAATAGTGCAACAGCAGAGGAAAAGACAACAGCCGAAATGTGGCTGGTAGCACATGGCAGCAGTACAAAGATTTGAAAGGAGAAAGGAATGAAAGTAGATATCAAGATAAACAATATGCCGGAGGAAATACACCATCCGTACATCGTAGTACGCAGGATAGAGGATACCACTCTTTGGTACTGGGGAGCATATGATGACGAGAGCAGCGCAACGGCAGCAGCGGTGGCGATCAGGAATGGATTTGTGGTGGAGGCACTTGACCATGATGAAGCAGATGACGGTCGATGAATTGGTGGAGGGAATATGATCAAAAAGGAAATCAAGCCGTGTCCGTTCTGCGGATCTTCCGCATCAGTCGGTATGAAGAACGGATTCTACAAGGTTATATGCAACAACCCGGAATGCTCAACCAGATACGCAGGATGGCTTGGCAGGGATAGAGCAATCAAGGAATGGAACACAAGGAGAAAGGGGAAAAAGAATGACGAACAGAGAGAAGTTTGAAGAGGTATTTCAGCCTATCACAGACCAAATCCTGCAGGGCTGTCTTGTATGCCCTGATGATGTATGCAAGGTTCACCCGGACTGCAAGGATTGCCCATATGATGATTGGTGGGAGCAGGAGTACAAGGAAAAGGCAATGACAAGGACAGAAGCGGAGCTGGCAATCGTGGAGAAGATAAAGGAGATCAAGGAAATCGCCCTCAAGTATGACAAGGACATCGAGTCACTGTCGATGGCGGTCAGGTACTATGACGGAACAGAGGAAGACTTCGACAACGAGTGGGTGATTAACTTCCATGCTGACAACCACTCCCTTGATGCCTTTGTGCAGGGCGGTGAGGTCTACAGCGGAAGAGTCGGCAGTGCAGGCGAGATAATCGCAGAGGGGGTGACGGTATGAAACGAGTATTTGCAATATGTGTTCCTGATGATTGCTATCTGAAAATGGCAAATATTGTGGCATTAGTGGAGAAGAATGACCACAGCGAAAATGGCCTTACAATATTTACAGCAGATAACAATGACGAGGGGCAGGAATGGTTATTCATTACAAACGGCAAAGCGAAAAAGGTAAATGAGGTGACAACATGATGGATTTAGACGAAGCTATCCAGCATTGCAAGGAGCAAGTGCAGGAACAGGCAAAAAAGGGGTGCTATAGCTGCGCAGAGGAACATCAGCAGCTTGCCGAGTGGCTGAAGGAGCTGAAAGAGTACAGGGAGCAGAGAGATGATAAAGAATTGGATTTTGTGCCGGAACATAAGAAGATTCCTTGTACTTTGATTATAAAGAAAGAATGAGGGGTGTAGAAGAAAAAATGAAAATTGGGCTAATTGATGTTGATGGACATAATTATCCTAATCTTCCGTTGATGAAACTGTCTGCGTGGCACAAGGCAAAGGAAGATGAAGTCAATTGGTACGATGCCTTTGATGGACTTATGGAAGAGTATGACAAGGTGTATATGTCGAAAGTATTTTCATTTTCCCCGGATTATCAGAATCCTGTGTATGCAAAAGAGGTGATAAAAGGAGGTACCGGGTACTGTATAGAGGTTGTTAATGGCAGGGAGGTGTTTCATAAAGAAAGGAACATAAATCTACCAAGCGAAATAGAGCATATATATCCTGACTACTCCATCTATCCCGATCTCACCAAAGACAGGGCATATGGTTTTCTAACAAGGGGATGTCCCAGAGGATGCGATTTCTGCATAGTCAAAACAAAAGAGGGGTTATGTAGCAGAAAGGTGGCTGATTTAAAAGAGTTTTGGAATGGGCAGAAAAACATTGTTCTATACGATCCGAACATTTTGGCTTGTAAAGAGTGGGAAGATTTGTTGCAACAGTTAATAGACAGTAAGGCTAAAGTTAATTTCAATCAAGGTTTGGATATAAGGATGATGACCGAGAAAAAGGCGGAGATGCTGTCACAGATCCCTATAGATGCCATCCATTTTGCTTGGGATAAATACGAAGATAAACAAATAATCCAACCAAAGTTTAAGGTGTTCAGAAAAAAGTCAAAGGTTAATCCACATAATCTTCAAGTGTATGTATTAGTCGGAGACAGGGAAAGGAGAGTGCTTGATACTGATCTGGAAAGAATATATTGGCTTCGTGAAAACGGATATGCTCCATATGTGATGATTTATAAAAAGTACGAGTTACCAAAGGGGCATGAATTGATTAAGCTTCAGAGATGGGTTAACAACAGATTTATATTTTGGTCGTGCGAAACATTTGAAGAATACAAAAGGAGGTTTTGAGAAATGTACAGGGAGCAGAGAGGTGAAAGAATGAATGTAGAAGAAAAAGAACGACTCATCAAAAAAGACATTGAAAGCGTAGAGAACAGAGTCCGTCATGCTTTTAATCAAGGATTTGAAATGGGGCTGAAAGCGAGCAGTTCGGAAATTCCGAACACCTGCGGTGATGCTATTAGCAGGCAGGCGGTGCTTGATGCCATGTATGCGTTATGTGGTACAGGGGAGACTCTTAAAGAGAATCCGTGGCGAGATAATCCACATATTGATGCTATTACAGATGCGATTGATGATTTGCCATCCGTCACACCACAGCAAAAGATGGGAAAATGGGTAGATGATAAGTGTTCAGAATGTGGATGGGAACACACAGGCGATGAGGAAAGTTTGACGGCATTCTGCCCTAACTGCGGAGCAAGGATGGAAAGCGAGGAATAAGGAATGAGAATAGAACACAGTTTTGATTATGATGCGACTTATGATGAATTATCCGATGAATTTTGCACACACGATTCTTGCTATCAAGCGGAAACAATCAATGAGATAGGATTGCAGTTTAAGATATGGTCGAAGGATAAGAAAAGAACCGCAACATATGTGCAGATGTTAGAGATTGCAGAACAGCTAAACGATGACGGCAAGTGGTTTATCAGAACAATCTGTGAATACATGGATGGCAAGCCAGAAAGCGAGGGTAAGAAAGAAGGACTTAAATACTGCGACCGCAACATCTGTGTCTCAAATGAATATAGTGGTATAGGATGTGATGAATGTATGGTTAATGCAGAAAGCGAGGGACAGGAATGAGTAACAAGCTGAAGCCGTGTCCTTTTTGTGGGGCAGAAGCCCATATGTGGTCGTGGAATTACGGAACGGCAATCCAGTGCAGTAAATTCAACAGCAACACCCATGTGATACAGGTTAGTGCCGAGACAAGCACAGAGGCTATTGAGAGGTGGAATGCAAGGGCAGAAGGGAGCAAAGAATGAGCTGGGGCGATAAAGAGCAGGGCAAGCTTTATTCAAAGGACTACTACCAACAGCACAAGGAAAAATTCAAGGAATACAACAGGAAATACCGAGCGGAACACCGGGAAGAGCTTCATGCAAAGCGCAAGGAGTATGTCAGGCGGTATGAGGAGAAGCTGAAAGCCAAAAAGGAAGAAGAGGGAAAGCATCTCTCCGATGCCGAAAAGGAACAGCGAGAAAATATGAGGGCAGTCTCCAAGGAAGAATGGCTTGAAAGGTACGGCTACCCAATGGGCGATACTTCCGGCTGGGAAAACTGGGCAGGATGGGACAGAAGAATCAGGAGAGGGGAGGACAACATATGAGGATAGAAGAATGGCTTCACAAACCCGAACGGCTCAAGCTCAAGATGATGCAGCTCAAGAATGCCCGGGACGAGTACGAGATGTGCCTGCTCCCCGGTGCCATCACCTACGACAAGGACAAGATCGACAGGACACCCACAGACAGGGTGACAGAGATCATGGCGAAGATATCGGATATCGACCTTGAGATTGAGAAGCTCGGCAGGATCCGGGCAGAAGCTCTGGACGAGTGTCTGGCAGTCCTTGCCACTCTCCCCGAGCGTGAGGAGTACATCCTCACCGCCTACGACATCAGAGGAGAGCGCATGGAGGATGTGGCGAGGGCAATCAGTTACTCGGTCGGCTATTGCTTCAAGATCAGGCGGAAAGCCCTCAAAGCCCTTGCAAATGCAAGAAAAGAAAAGAGGACACAAAAGACACAAAAAGGAGTGCTATAATAGTATTGTGAAAGTGAGGACAAAGGGAGCGCAGGGATGCGTTCCCTTTTTCCTTTGCTGCGTTTTGCATTAGCTTTCTCCGTAACGATGCTCCACGTCTCCTCCCCCAATGATACCGTGGGGCATTGTTATGCAGAAAGGTGAAGAAAAAAAGAATCCCCACCCCTGCTGCCACACAGACTGCATGGGGAAGGGGGTAGGGGTGATATATGCGTGAAGAAGTGACAAGACCCTTCCGCCCCCAGTACGAGGCTAACAGGAAGATTATACTGGCAACGAGAGACATCTGTGCTATCTGCGGAAAGCCTGTCGACAAGACTCTCAAGAGTCCGCATCCTTGGAGTGCTACAATCGATCACATTATACCGATTGCAAAAGGCGGACATCCAAGCGATATGGAGAACCTCCAGCTGGCTCACAGATGTTGCAACCGTCAGAAAGGAACGCAGATTGCTCCTGACATTCCGAAGGCGGACGTTGACCCGAACAGAGACCTCCCACAGTCAATGGATTGGCGAACAGCCTGAGGGTATGGGGGGAAGCTCTCCCGGTCGGGGGTACAAGCGTTG